GATTCGCCACCGTCACCTCAAGCCCGGCAGCCTCAAGCCCCGGAATCGCGGCCTCAGCCTCACCACGGCCCACCACGATCACCGCCGGGTTCCACACGGCCACCACATCGACCACCCGGCGAACCACCGCGTCCACCGGATCCTTATCGGCGTAACCCACCTCGAGGTGAATACGCCCATCAGTGGTGGCGAATCGGGTTGAGGAGGCGCAGGCGTGCGGCGGGTTCCTGTCGGATGCGCTGGCGACGAGTGTTCCGCCGCTGCTGTCCCATGCGGGCCAGCCCGGGGTGGCGGATGCGGTCGCGGGTGCGGTACGTAAGGAACTCACCGGTGGTGGGTTCGTGTGGGAGGTGTTCGATCCGGCCTCCCATGCCCAGCTGCGGGGTGTGACGTTGGCCCGGTGGGCGCTGCTGAAGTTCGGTGCGGCCCCGAAACGGCGCACGGTGGCCCCGAAGTCGGGTGTTCAGCGCCAAACTGCCCGCAAATCCGCTGATTTGGACGTAATGACAGCCGCTTTCTAACCCCTGAGAGGAGCATTGTGGCCCAGAAAACAGCCGCTCCTCGCACCGAAAAGGGCTATGTCAATGGTGCTGCGGGCCTCGCCGGCACGGCGTGGGGACTCGGATTCGACGAGTTCGAGCAGGTTCCCGAGCTCAAATGGCCCAATTCGGTGTGGACGTACAACCGGATGTTGCGTGAAGATGCCCGTATCGCGTCGGTTTTGCGGGCGATTGGGCTCCCAATTCGACGTACTCAGTGGCGAATCCGCCCGAATGGGGCACGTCCCGAGGTGGTCAAGCATGTCGCGGCCGACCTTGGCCTGCCCGTTGAGGGTGAGCCTGACGATAACCGCCCGACGCCCCGGATGCGGGGCAAGTTCTCGTGGTCGGCGCACCTGCAGGAGGCGTTGAAGTGCCAGCAGTACGGGCACGCAGCGTTCGAGCTGAGCTACGAGGTCATTGACGGCCGTGCGCGGCTGAAGCGGGTCTCACCGCGGCCTCAGTCGACGATCGCGTACTGGAATGTGGACCGCAACGGCGATCTGCTGTCGATTCAGCAGTGGCCAGCAGGCACATTCGGCGCGCCGGGGATGATGGTGATGCTTCCCGGCTCTGGGATGGGTGAGGCGATCACCTCGGACCGCCTAGTGGTGTATTTGCGTGAGCCGGACCCCGGTGTGTGGACTGGTAACTCGCTGCTGCGGCCCTGCTACAAGCATTGGCGACTCAAGGACGAGCTGCTGCGCATCGAGGCCGCTGCTGCCCGACGTCACGGCATCGGTGTGCCGTGGATGAAGGGCAATGAGTCCGATTCTCAGGACGAAGAGCGCATGGGCGAATTGCTCAGCGTCGTGTCCAATTACAGCGGTGGCGAATCGGCGGGCATGGTCCTCACCGAGGGTGAAGAGGCCGGCATCATGTCGCCCAGCGGCACCCCGATGGACCCGCGGCGAGCGATCGAATATCACGATCACGCAATGGCGCTCGTCGCCCTGGCGCACTTCCTGAACCTTGAAGGCAAGGGCGGCTCGTACGCGCTGGCCTCGGTGCAGTCCGACACGTTTGTGCAGTCGATCCAGACAGTGGCCGGCGACCTGCGCGACACCGCGCAGGCGTCGATTGTTGAGGACATCGTCAATCGCAACTGGGGCATCGACGAGCCTGCGCCGCTGCTGGTGTTCGACGAGATCGGTTCTCGGCAGGACCCGGTGGCCGCTGCGCTACAGATGTTGGTGAACGCGAAGCTACTCACCCCTGATGACCGCCTCGAGGCGTTCCTGCGTGACGCGAACGGGCTGCCGACAGCCGACCCAGACAGCGCCCGCGAGATCGAAGTAGCAAGTACACCCCCGCCCGACGCTGACGAAGACGAGCCGGATCATCCCGACACAGAGGACGCCGATGCGCCGTCGAACTTGACCCGTAGCGCCGCCGCGCGTTCCCGCCAGCGTCGTGAGCATCCGAAGAACCGACAGGAGCCCCTCTGGTGAACAACGTCACCGACTGGTATCAGGCTGAGGACGCAGAGCCGCGGCAGTGGTACTCAATCCAGAACAAGGCCAGCGACCCCAAAGCCGCGCAGGTCGAAATCTACGACGACATCATCCCGTTTATCGGCGTCAACGCCAACGACTTCCGTAATGAACTGAAGGCGCTCGGCGAAGACATCGAAACCATCGACCTGCACGTCAACTCCCGCGGCGGAAGCGTGTGGGAGGCCGTGGCGATCATGAACACGCTGCGCCAACACAAGGCGCGCGTCGTGACCACCGTGGACGGTGTCGCGGCATCCTCGGCTGGGTTTATCGCCGTTGGCGCCAGTGATGAGCTGATCATGGCCGATAACGCTGAACTGATGGCCCACCTGCCGTGGGCGATGGCGGTCGGTAGCGCGGAGGACATGCGCAAGGCCGCCGAGTCGCTCGACCGCACCGCCCGCAACATTGTCTCGATCTTCGCTGACCGCACGGGCGGCACCGAAGAGGAGTGGATGGGCATCCTGTCGGCTGAAACATGGTGGTCGGCGCAGGAAGCCGTCGACGCCGGGATCGCCGACAGCGTCCTCAAAGCGCCTAAGCGCGCCAAGGCCAAGGCGGCGGCAGGCGCCAAGAACAGTTTCGACCTGTCCATCTTCAACCATGCAGGGCGCTCCGATGCGCCGGCGCCGCAGAGTCCGCAGGCGCACACACAGACCCCTCCGGTAGCGGAGGCCGAGAAAGAGAAGGAGCCCACTATGGGAACCCTGAGTGAAAGCGCGCTCCAGAAGCTCGGCCTCGGTGCCGACGCTGATGACAGTGCGATCGAAGAGGCGATCAACGCCTTGGCTGAGCGGCCGACCACGGTCGTGAACAACGCAGCCACCGAGCCGAGCCCCGAGCAGCTCAGCGAGGTCGCGGCCAAGCTCGGCGCGACGGTCGTCGACAAGGCGGCTTACGACAAGCTCGTGTCCGATGCGCAGGCCGGTGTCGAGGCCCGCGCGCAGCAGGTTCGTGAGGCCAACGATCGCATCATCGGCGATGCGCTGGCCAAGGGCAAGATCACGCCGGTCAACTCGAAGACCTGGCGCGAAGCTCTCGATGAGAGCCCCAAGCAGACGATGGCGCTGCTGGAATCGATGCCCGAGAACAGCCTGCCGGTCATGGAGATCGGCCACGGCGTGAGCCGTGAGGACGCCCCCCAGGACCAAGACAAGCTCGACATGTTCGCGCTCGTGACTGGTCGCGAGTTCGGAAAGGATCTCTGAAATGGCTGACTACACCCCCATTTTCAAGCCCGGCCGCGAGGTCACTCTCACGGCTTCGGCGACGATCACGGCAGGCCAGGCGCTGGTCGTCACCGGCCAACAGACCGTTGGCCCATCGGCTGGCGTGTCGACTGCGTTCGTCGGCATCGCTGCCTTTGATGCGGCCAACGGTGAGCGCGTGGTTGTAATCGGCCCCGCGGTTCACGAACTGACCAGCACGGGAACGATCAACGACGGTGACCAGATCACCACGGCCGCGGCAGGCGCTGTTGCTGCCGCATCTTCGCCCACTGAGGGGCAGGTCATCGGCGTAGCACTTGCTGACGCTGCCTCCAACAAGGTCATCGCCAAGACGTTCCGCTGACGCGGCGCCCGGCTACCAAGAAAGCGAGAAACAGCAAATGGCAAGTGAGACATATCCTCCGGCGCCGCCCACCATCTCGGGCGACATCATCTCGACCAACCGGTTCCTCAAGGACACCCCGCTGGTGGCGCGCGCCCTGCGCACCATTGAGCAGGAGGAACTGGTCAGCGATCGCCTGCTGACCGGCCAGTCCTACACCGAGTCGGGCGCGGTGCAGTATGAGCAGGACGAGGGCATCTACGCCGATCGGGAGCCGCGAGCAATCGCACCCGGCGGCGAATACCCCCTGACGCCCATCGCTGCGGGCGCGGTGCAGACCACGACTACGGTCAAGTGGGGCCAGGACGCCGAGATCACTGATGAGTCGGTGAATCGTCGGCGCAATAACCCCGTTGGCCGTGCGCTGCAGAAACTGGTCAACAGCTCGGTGCTGAAGATCGATGGCATCGCGATGTCGACGATCAACTCGTCGGTCACCCAGAGCACCGCGGCCTCCGCGGTGTGGGTGGCGGGCACGCCGAACATTCTGCGGGATGTGCTCAAGGCGGTCGCTCAGCTTCAGAAGCTGAAGATCGGCCTGCGGCCCGACACCATCTGGGTTGATCTCGACGTGTTCTCGTTCGTGGCCAGCGACGAGAAGCTGATGGCGCTGTTCTCGCGCGAGTACCCCGGCGTCCAGGGCTCACCCGTACAGGCAGGGCTGAACAGCCCGTACGTGCGGCGCACCGGAGGTCTGACGTGGGTTACCAGCCCGGTCGCACCGATTAGCAACGCGGCCGTGGTGCTGGACTCCAGCCGCCTCGGCGAGTTCGTTGATGAGCTGCTGCCGGCTCCGGGCTATGTGCGGGCCACCGGCCCGGGTGGTCGTCCGGTCGGCATGACTCAGGTCAAGACGATCCGCGATGACGACAACGATCGCTGGCGCGTGCGTGCCCGGCGCATCACCGTGCCGGTCGTCACTGAGCCGCGTGCGGCCTGGAAGATCACCGGGGTGGCATCGTGAGCTATCTCGTTATCGCGCCGTGCGTGGTCGCGAAAGATCAGGATGGGCGCCTGCACCACGTGTACGAGGGTGGCGTCATCCAGTGGCTCTCCGATGATCAGACCAAGCACTTCCTGGATTCGGGTCTGGTCGAGTCGACAGACAAGGGCGTCGGTGGGGCTGAGCCGGTCGAAGAGGCTGAGGACGGTCCGCCGGCCAAGTCGGCGCCGAAGTCTGACTGGGTCGACTACGCCGCGGCGTCGGGTTATGACCGCGCCGAGGTCGAGGAGATGAGCAAGGCTGACATCCAGGCGCTGGACTTCGGCTGATGGGTTTCTACAACGTGGTGAAGCCGTGCGTGGTGGCCAAGCGCCACCACGTGCGGCCCACTGCAGCACCCATCGAGGTCGACGACGTCACGGCGGCGCCGCTGGTCGAGTCGGGCTGCATGGAGGCATACCCACGGCAGGTGGTCAGCGACGAGCAAGCGGCCGCAGCCGAGGCAGGCGTAGAGGTGGCCAACCGGATCATCGAATCCCTCAGCGAGGCGGCAGATCCCGCCGACGATGAGCAGCCCACTGATCCACCGCGGCGACCCCGTGGTGGACGTCGGCGCACTGAGGGCTAATGAACCCGTTTATCGACATCGGCGAGTTCGCGGTTGAGTACCCCGGCACCCTCGACACGGGTGAAAGCACCACCGCTGGGCGGCTTCTCACCGTGGTGTCGGATCGTATCCGTGAGCTGAAGCCCGATGTCAGTGAGGAAGCCGCCAAACAGGTGGTGTTCGAGGTGGTTCGGGATGCCGTCATGTACGGCCACCTCGGGCCGCTCTCGTCGTTCCAGAACATCACCAGCCGCCGTCAAGAGGGTGGAACGTTCGACGAGGATGCTAAAGCGGTCGATGATCTGCTGACCAAGCGGCACAAGCGGATGCTCGGCATCTCAGCCACCGCCGCGCCGCGGGGCCACTTCCCGAAATGCGATTACTGAGTGGGCGTTTACCGGATCGGCAACCAGCGTGTCGGTGTTGAGCGCGAAACCGTCACTGGTTACGGCGACTACGGTGACCCGATCACCGAGTCGGTGACGGTGTGGGTGGACAACGCTTGTTTTGAGGTCCAAACCCCCACGGAGCAGCAGAACCTCACCGTCACCACAAGTGAGGTTGCGTGGGCGATGCTGCCGATCGCCGACAGTGCGATCCCTGCGGTCAATGACCAGGGCCAGGACGCCGCTCTACCGTTCCTCACCTCCGGTAAGCCGACGATCAACGCGAACTCGTGGTTGTGGCACAACGGTTTGCGGTACGCGATGCGCGGCGATTCGGTGCTCGAGCAGGACATTCGTGGCCGTCAGGATCACGTGTTCTGCATATGCGAGAGGGAGCAGGGTTGATGGCCGAACTCCGCGACTTTTTTGACGAGGCCGACATCAACGGCTACCTCGAGGGTGACGACGAGGTGATCAGGGCCGAGGTTGATCTCGCGCGGGAAGCCGTGTCCTACGCGAAGTCGATCGCCCCGGTCGCCAGCGGCAACTACCGCAACTCCATTCGTGTCGGGCGCCGCGGCAACCGTGGTGTCGTTGTCGAGTTCGCCGCCCCCCACGCACATCTCGTGGAGTACGGCACCGAGGACAGCGCACCGAACCCGGTTCGCGCCAAAACCGAAAACCACCTCAATGAGGGCGAATGACCGCCCCACTGAAGCCTGACCTTGTTTCGGTCAACGCTGAGGTGTTCCTTCGGGCGTGGCTGTTGCCGATCGTCACCACCACACCCCCCGAGGCGGCGATCGGGTCGAAGATGTGGGCGACCGGACTGCCGAAGCCCTACCGGGCAGTGCGCAGAGTGACCGGTCCGCAAACCGAATACAGCGACGAACCGACAATGCATGTGCATAGCTTCGGGTCGTCCTACGGCGAGGCGGCCACCGCCGCACAGGCCACCGATGACCGGATGCGCGTACTTGTGGGATATCCCGGTTGGGGCGTGACTGTGGGTGGTCGAGTGGTGCATTGCGACTGGGCGGAGATTGTTGCGGCCGCCCATGAAGAGTCCTACGGCGCTGAAAGTGTCGTGACGAGATTTGTCAGCGAATACAGGCTCGGGCTTTCGTTTATCCGGGCGTAAGTCCGAACCAATAAAGCAGCCCCGGCAGCGGTTCCAGCCGCTGTTATCCGGGGCCTAACCGACATGGAAGGTCGGCTATGGGTAAGCGTATCTGTTCCATTGATGGGTGTGAGAAGGCAGTTCGCACACGCGGCTGGTGTGTCACGCACTATCGCCGTTGGCACCGGACGGGCGATCCATGCAAGTTGCTCATCAATCGCCACCCCGGAACCCCTGAGGAACGGTTCTGGGCGAAGGTCGAGAAGACCGAGACCTGCTGGAACTGGACGGGCGCGGTCAATATCGGGGGATACGGGAACTTCTATGTCGAGCGTAGAAATGTTCTTGCGCATCGGTTCTCGTTCGCGCTGGCAGGAAACGTCCTTCCATCGCCGTCGGTTGAGGTTGATCACCGCTGCCACAACAAACTCTGCGTAAGACCGGATCACCTTCGGATCGCAACCTCTAGTCAGAACAACGAGAACTACCGACCCGGAACCGTCAAAAGCAAATCGGGCGTTCGTGGCGTCAGCCGTGAACCTCAGTCGGGGATGTGGCGAGCGCGAGTTCAGTGCAACGGGGAAGTCCTGTATTACAGGGTCTTTGAATCTCTGGACGAAGCCGAGATAGCTGTGGTTGCAGCGCGAAATGGCATCCACACCTACAACGACGCAGACCGCATAGCCCGATAACAGACCGCCCCCGCGAACGTCGCAGGGGGTTAACCGCCAACCCGAAACGGCTGGCATCACCCTCTGGGAAGAACAAGGAGAAGGAAATGACGCAACCCGCAGAAGGCGGCACCTGGCTCGACGCCGGAATGGAAGACCGCGCGCCAGAGTTCCTGCGCCGCGGCAAGCCCAAAGCTGTCGCGGTGCGTGACGCACGCGGCTCGGCCACCGACATCTCCCCGCACAACCCGGACGGCTCGGTGCGGTTCTCACCGTTCGCCGTGGACGGCACACTGCGCCTGGACTGGTTCGCCCGCCGCAAGGTCGGCGGCATCTACCAGACCGTCACCACATCGAACCTCGGCTGCTACGGCCTGGGCGCGTTCAAGGAGGGTGACGGCCCCGCGATGGAGCCGAAGATCACCCAGGACCGGTTCATGATCGAGCAGTCCGGTCAGCCCTACGACACCGAACTCACCGAAGAGGTGGAGCCGTTCAGCGTCACCATGGTCGACACCGCCGACCCGGTGTATCAGCGGCTGCGTAACAACCTGCCGCTGTATGACCCCAACGGCAACGCGCTGGTCGAAGATCCGGGCTGGCAGAACGCCGGCTACGCTCGCCTGCTCGAGGGTGGTAACCCCGGCCGCCAGTTCTTCTTCCTGCGTGAGCGTTTCGTTGACGGGAAGCCCGTGTGGTCGGTCACCGGTGTGGCGTTGGCGAAGCTCGACGACATCGGGAACAGCAAGCAGGACAAGAAGGATTCCGAGGGCGCGAAGCTGACCTATCTGCCGTTGCCTGATGGCCGGTTCATGGCGATGCAGGACGGCCAGTACCGCCCGGTGATCACCTATACCTGGTGGGGTGGTTCGGGCTGGACTGGGTTCGGTGGTGTTCCTGAGCTTTCGGCTACCCCGCCGGTGGCGACGGCTGGCGCGGATCTGGATGCCACGTTGGCGTTCGCGGTCCCGACAGGCCCGGGTGATCCGTGGACGTATTCGGTGCAGCAGTCGCTTGATGCGGGTGTCACGTGGGGCACGGCGATTGAGCCTGACGATGTCTCGGTGGCTTCCGGCACGGTCACTTTGGACGTGTCGGGCCTGTCTGCGGGTGCGTCGAAGTTGCGTGCGGTGGTCACCGGCACGAACGGTGCGTCGGCGCTGACACCGAACTCGAACACCGTCACCATCGTCACTTAGTCCCCTGGTCGGGCGCGGGAGTTCTGGCTGTTCGCTCGCGCCCGGCCAGGTCAAAAACATCGAACAGCCGAATCTGTAACAGTCTGAAAGGGAACAGCCATGTCTCAAGATCAGGAATCGAACACTCCCGCTGCGGCAGCCGATCAGGCCGCCGAGTTCCTCGGTGTGTTCAACGGCCAGGATTTCGACCTCGGCAGCGGTCAAACGTGGCGGCTGCCGAACCCGCATCTGATTCCGCCGGCGATGAAGAAACGCTGGCTGGAGCATCTGCGGTTCATCAACAAAGAGCTCGACAAAGAGAAGGTCGCCGACCCGATCACGGGTAAGCAGCGCCTGCAGACGGTGTGGCCGCTCACCTACAAGGGCGACCTGATCGATGAGGACGAACTGTTGTGTATCGCCCTGATGGGTGAGGACGCAGTCAAGGACCGTGAGGCGTACTTCAAGGACGGCACATTGCCCGCCACCTATGAGCGGTTCCTCGAGGCTGACGGGGTACCCGGTCAGGTGCAGATCCATTGGCGCGTGATGAATCTACAGATGGAGGAGCGCCTCAAGCGCGATCCCAAAAGTCGCTGACGCTCTGGTCCGCTGGCTGAACTGGCCGGAGGAAATCGAATCTGATCTGTTGTTGCGCGGCATCGATATTGGGCATTGGCACCGGTTGACGATAGACCCGGAAACGGGTGGCCCGAAGTTATCGAGTCGAAGGTTGTTGGTACTGCTGGACAAGCTTCCCGACGAGAGCGAATACAAGACGATGGCCGAGCGGGGTGGCCGGTTGCCGCCCGCCATTGCGATTGCGGCGCAGAGTTTCAATGAGCAGTTGCGGTTGCGTGCCTCGTTCCATGCGGCGAACTCCACTGACGACAACGATGCCCGGTTCGATCCTGAGCCGTTCTTCTATCTTGACCCCGTCGACTTGAGGGCGCAGGCCGAGCAGGAGCAGCGGGAAGCCGAGCAGGCCGCCCTGACCGAACCCGAACTGGCCGAGGCCGGATGGATCTAGAGAGGTGGTGAACGCCCCATGCCTTTGACACTCAGGATTGAGTCGGAGCTTGACGAGCGTTCAGCCACCGCCGCGGCGACCCGTGCGGAACGCATCTACACCGAGTCGGCGCAGAAGATGTCCCGCGAACTCTCCGAAGGGATCACTCGGGGTGCCCGTGAGGGTGGCGCGGCGATTGAGAAGATGGCCACCGATGCCCGCGGAGCGTACAAGCGGGTCGGTGATGCGACCGACGAGTTGCGTCAGCAGGAGCGGCTTCTCCGGGAGATGCGCGAGGACGGTGCCCGCGGCGTTGAGGTTCAGGCTGAGCGGGTTCGGCAGGCGCGCAGGCGTGAGAAGGACGCCATCAAAGAGGCCGCCTCAGCCTACGACGGGTACGAGCGCGCGGCGAAGAGTGCCGGGAGTTCCGCTGAGCGGGCCGGCATCTCCGTAGCTTCGGGGCTCAGAACTGGTGTGACAGAGGCTGTCCGGGGCGCAACATCCCAGTTCGGGGTGTTGGGCAGCGTGGCAGAGTCGACGTTCGCCGGGATGAGCGGCCGCGGCGCGATGGCTGCCGCTGGTGTCGCAGGTATCGGTGTCGCTGCGGTGGCGGCGGGTAAGCAGCTCTACGACCTCGGCGCGGTGTGGGACGAGATCGGCGACAGTATCGCGATACGCACCGGGAAGCTGGGCACGGATCTTTCCGCCATGACCACCATGGTGCGCGACCTCGGTTCGGTCACTGCGGCCCCGCTGGAGAACATCGGTGACATCGCGGGGCGGGTGTCGCAGAGTATGAGCCTGTCGGGAAATCAGTTGAGCGACATGACGAAAACGCTCGCTGACTTGCAGGCGATGACCGGCGAGCAGACCGACATTCGGTCACTGGGTAAAACGTTCAATCTGTTCGATGTCGCACCGAGTGACCAGATCGCCGCCCTGGATTCGCTGTTCAGCGCGTCGCAGAACACCGGGGCATCGATCAACGAACTGATCACCGGCATGCAGGGCGCGGGTAAAACGGCTGCCGAGTTCGGTCTGAGTTTCGGTGATACGGCGGGCCTGCTGGTCACCCTCGACGAGGCGGGCCTGGACTTCTCGAAGACGGCGCCCACGTTGTCGATTGCGATGAAAAATTTGGCGCGCGACGGCAAGGAGCCCGCCGAGGGTTTGCGTCAGACCATCGACGAAATCAAGCGGCTCAGTGAGGCCAATCTTGATACGCAGGCGATCACCCTGGCGCAGGAGACGTTCGGCAGGGGCTATGCCGATCTGCTGAATGTGATCAAGAGCGGAAAGCTTGACGTCGACACACTCAATAACGCCCTCTCCGGTATGGGGCCGACGATTGAGCAGACGCGAGATGCCACCGCGGATTGGTCCGAGGAGTGGCAGAAGATCACCAACAATCTGAAGTCGGGCCTAGCTCCGGCCGCGGAGATGGTTTTCGGTCAGGTGAATCATCACCTTGACCAGTTCGGCGACCTGATGACTGGCAGCCAGGATCTAGTCACTGGGTTGGGTAATGCGTGGACGGAGATCGCTGCACTCATTTCGGGTAACCCGATTGAGGCGCAGGTTCGGATTACAGGGTCGTCCACGTTGGATGCGAACGGTAACCCGGTGGCTGCGGGTGCTCCTGCGCCGGGTAACAATCCGTTGGATGCGATCACTGGCGCAGTGGGTGGTCCGGGTGGCCCATCGTCGCTTGAGGAGCTGCTGGGTATAGCGCCGGCTGGTGGTGGCGCGGCGCTGCCGTTGCCGAGTAACAACAGGCCCGGCGGGCCGGGTGTCAGTCCCTACAAGGATTGGTACGGCGACGGGTCCACTTCCGCCGCTTCTGAGGCGCTGCCCGATGCCCCCTCGCTGCCTTTGCAGTACACCTCGACGGCGGGGATGCCGACGGCGATTGCGAATGCGCAGACCCGACTCGATGAGGCGCGGCACGCGGCGGCCGAGAAGCAGGCCCGGTTGGATCAACTGAAGCAGTCGAACCTCGCGACCGAAGCGGACATTCAGAAAGCGGCCAACGATTTAACGAAGGCTGAGAAGGATCGGCAGCAGGCCGAGCAGGCGTTGCATGACTCGAAGATGAGCGCCCTAGAGAAGCAAACCCAAGACATGGGCGAAATGTCGAACTCGATGGGTGAGATCGGCGCCGCCCTGGACAAAGACCTGGGCATCTCGGACGGCCTGTCGGGGATCGCGGACAACCTGGTGCGGTTCGTGGCGTCGATGGCGATGGCACCCATGGTGGGGCAGTTGTCGGCGATTGCGAATGCGAACCCGAACGAGGGTTCGGGCATGATGGGGATGCTCGCCGCTAACGGATCGTTCGGGCAGCAGTACACCCCGGGATACATTGGCGCGCAAGGCGCAAGCGCCTCGAGTATGGGGCCGACGGCGCTGCAACCCGGCTACAGCGCAGGCTTCGGCGGCAATGTCGACTCCGCGATTGCCCTCGCGCAAAGCGCCGACGGCAAACCGTACACATACGGTGGCTCTGATCTCGTCAACGGACTCGCGGACTGCTCGGGTGCCATCTCTGATCTTTACGAGGTCATCACGACAGGCCAGTCGAACTCGGGCCGAAGCTTCACCACGGAATCAGATTTCGGTGCGCTCGGTTTCAAACCGGGTTACATGCCTGGCGCATTGAACATCGGCGTTCATAACGGTGGCGGCGGGAAGAACTCGCATATGGCTTCGACGCTGCCGAACGGCGTCAACTTTGAGTCGGGCGGTGGCGGTATCCAATATGGCGGCGGCGCGGCGGGGGCACTTGATTCGCAGTTTGAGAATCAGTACTACCTACCGGTTGGCGCGGCGTCTCCGAGCCTATATTCGCCCGCCAATACCAATCCGGCACTTACCGGTGGTGGAGGATGGGCGGGCCCGACGGGTGTCCCGGCTGGGATCACTGGCGGCGCAGGAGAATCCCCCGTGTGGGGTGCTTCACCGGGGATGCCGATAGGTACAGGTGCGGGTGTCGCTGCTCCCGGTATAG